CTCGGAGATCGTGGAGGCAATCGTCGTGAGCGATTCCGAAGTACGTCCCGCCAACAAGACCCGGTGTGTTGGCACGCGCCAGCTTGTTGTAGAGCCGTCCTGCGAATGTCTTGTCAAGAACGTCTGCCGTGGTGAGGTTGCCTACTGCTGTTGCTCCGTTGGGATAGATCGTCGTTCCGCCGAACGCATCGAGAGCCGTGATAGCACGGTAATCGAGTGTCTGTCCTGCGTTACGAGCAACCAACTGAGCCGCAGCAACGTCAACCTTTCCACCCGTCTGGAAAGAGCCGAGAGCGGTCTTCGTGACCACCAAGCCCTCTTCTGCCGGGGTGAGTGTTACCGCACTATCAACAAGAGTCACGGAGTCTGGATCAACCCCATCACTCAAAGCCGATGGAACGGCGAGATTGCTGTACTTTGAAAACTGCATTGATTTGCCATTCAGTTCGCCGTCAATGTTGGCTACCTGTGTGGCAACGAGTTCAGGCGTTGAGAGCAAAGTAACCAGAGTGCTAAACTCCAGTACGATGCTATCGTCAACGTCTCCGACCTTCATAATGCCGGTTGTGAAGTCTGCCATTGTTCTACTTCCTTATAGTCTGCCCGCCTTACGGAGTGCGTCTTTGTACTCGTCCGCATTCTTCCATTTGGTCGGGTCGTGTTCAAGCTGACCCAGTTTATCCTTGTCGGTATGTGGAGTTATCTTCCCCGCCACCACTCTGTCAGCGAATATCAACAGAGATGGAGTGGGTAAGTCTCCCGCTACCCTCTTGAGTTCCGGGTCCGTGATCTTTGCTAGGGTCTGCTCGCGGAGAGCCTTCTCTGCCTCGTCAGCCTTTGCCGCTTTCGCTGCAAGGGCTTCGTTCTCGACTTTGATGGCGGCGAGTTGGCTGTCTCGCTGCTCAAGGAGAGTCTTTAATTCTCCCTTACGCTTCAATTCGTCGTCTGCCGCTTTTGCTCTTTCCGTTTCTGCTGCCCGTAGCTTTTCCTCTGCCGCCTTCATTCGGTCATTGACCTCTTTGAAGCGATCATAAGGGACTGCCTTTTCAGTGATATCGGTCTGCACCGGGACCGGGTCTTTAACGACTACCGGTTCAGTCGGGGTTACATCTGCCATGATTTACTCCTGCATTTGTGACGGCTTTTGTGCCTTGTGTTTCTTTTTGACTACTACTTCTTCGCCACTGTAAGGGACGAAAAACTTAACGTTGCTTGAAATCCTCACCATCTCACCGGTAGGTTTGGATTTATCACCGGCGTGAATAAGACTCACGTCCGGTTTGATCCCTACTTCAGCGAGAAGAGACTTCAGCGTATTCCATTTCTCTTGGTTCATAATCTACTCCGCATATTCTTGAGTGAGTCGTTTCATACATCTGCCTCGATTTTGTCCATTATCTTGTCGAAATTCACCGCAATCGCCCTAATGACCGGAGATAATGGGAGGATATGCGCCTTTAACGCGTCCAAAGGATATGCGCCTTTAACGCGTCCAAATTGTTCGCAAGCTCCTCTACGTTGGCTGGAGTCTGGACTTCTTCAATGCTTTCATTAAGCGAGTCAAGACTTAAGGATATTTCCATTAACCTTCTTTCAATCCTTAACATCCTGCGCTGCATAGCTGTTTTTTTCTTCATCCTAACGTCTCCTCTTCTATTTGTGATGCTCTTGGATATTTGTCAGCCCCGCAAATCGTACAGAACTTGATAATAGTATTCGACCAACGATGCCAGGGGGAATCTATCGGCGCACCCTTGCACCATTTCTCAGCGGGGACTTCTTCGGTGTTCCACTTCTTATTCCGTATCGTCCCAACAGCCAGCCCGTCCAAAGTCTTTACCGGCGTGTATGTCATACGTTATCGTTGAATTGGAAGAGTTTGTAGAATTTCAGTATCGGCATAATCTCCGTACTGGTATGTTTATGTTCCCACCGGATAAACAACCCCTTTCTCCAGCTCCTCCACATCCAGGTTAAAGTAGGCCCGTAGAACATTATAACGCCTTCTTGCAGTGAATACAAATATTTGATCTGAATGTCACGTGAACACCATCTTTACATTGCTCCAAAAGCATATCACTGGCTTGGTATTCCTTTGGCTTCAACAGGAGCCACGCCAGTACCAGGATCAACAGGATTCTGAAACTGTGGTGCAATAATTTCACTAAAAGTCTTCCTGAGTTCAAGATTCTTCTTCACCGTTTCGATGGCCTTTTCTTCGTCAACACCCTCATCTTCGTCTATCAGTTCATCCACCGGAGTCCAGAGACCTAATTTGTATTTTCTTTCAAGAACATCCATCCTCTCGACTTCGGTTTGCATTGGGAGAATGTCTGAAAAGTCGCAGATGAATTTGGAGTCAAGCGGAATCTGTGGTTTTGTGTGGTAGTTCCACACCGCGGCGGTTGCGATAAATAGCTTCTTCTCGAACTTTCTCAAAGCCTCAATATCGTCCTGACGCAGTTCCATCAACTCGACATTATCAATATACTTCGCTGAGGCTGATTGGGCTTTTGTGTCAATGGAAACGGAGTCTGCCGTGAGTCCCCTCATCACCGCGGACATCCTTATCATCCAATCTATCTGCAACAGACACGCCTGAATCGCCGGAGTCGGTTGTGCATAAAAAAGATTCGGTACAACCATTCCTTCTCTTACACCATCCACCTCAATGATGGTGTCAGGCCCAGTTTGCATCTCTCCCTTTTTATTGAGATTGATTCCAACCGCCTGACCATGACTCTGCATGATTGCGTTATGAAATGTCGAGCAAAGCAGGATATTGGTCTTTTCGGCTACATCCACCAACTGACTGTCTCCCTCACCCCAATGATCTTCCGTTTCTCTCAATCTACATGGGATGAACTGAAGCAATCCATAAGGATTTACACCATTGGGATTCTCCTCAGATTTCATCTTTCTGTCGTTCTGGTCTAAGATATAATGTTCTGTTGCCGACCAAAAGACTTTAACGGTTGAACCGTCTCTGTCTATTTCGTACAGAATCTCCAACGGCTCAAGATAGTTCTTCGGACTTTCCCTTACCGAAATCAAATGAGGGGGGAAGAGATCGTACTCTATGTGGTCATTTCTCCACACCGGAGCGACATAGACCGTATCCAAGAGTTTCGCCAATCTGTTCCATCTCTTTGCCTGGACGTTGATATTTGAACCTTCAAGTAATTCCTGATAGGTTATATTTACAGCATCGTCTTCCACCCATCTTTCCGCGGGGTCTTTGTAGGCTAACGAACTCCTGTCTATGACTTTCCTGACAATATCAATGTACGGTATCTGCATCCTTCTAAGAGTATCGGGCTTGAATTGATTCCCCATTGCCCTCACTAAATACATGAGTATTTCATCTTTATCACCCATGTAATAATCATAGAGTTTCTGGAAGTGTTTGGCACGATTGAACTCCCCCTGAGACTTGAACCTCTCAAGAAGAGGGCTATCAGTCCTGCCGAGCTTATCGAAAAGACTTAATGCACCCATACGGAAGCCTGTGGTAGATTAACGAACTGTACTGCATACCTGATAGCGTCACAGGCATGGACATTGAACTTGACGTACTCTCCGGGGATTATCAAACCATTTCTGTCTGTTTTGGTGGAATACCCCCGCCAATCTCTGTACCCGTTGAAACTCCTATCTGTAAACTGTACGTGATACTTCAAACACGCATCCACACCCTGACGAACCGAACCAGCACCCTTTTTTGAGCCGTAAACATTAAACCCGGCATTTTGAAGCTCCATAATTCTGTCGGGTTCGGCTGAATCGCAGACTATTTGCCCGGAAACACCCAACTCCTTCATCTTCTCGATGAGCATGGAATTGGTTAGATTCCTTTCGTATATCCACTCGTCTGCAAATAACTCCCCTCCTCTAAACCCACATCTCATAAGACACGTAGGATCGGGGTTGTATCCGAAGTCCAAACCCCAGATGTAATCAGTACAGTTCTCAGGCATCTCCCCACCCATCGCGTATCTTGTGTAAACTGCCGTTCTCCTGATCCCCCTCTCACCCAATCCATATACTCGCCAAAGGTTCTCATCTTCGTCCTTTAACCTCTCAATCTCTTTTACCGTAATTTCATCCAAAAACGGATTGTCAAGGTATGTAGATTTTACAAGAGCAACGTCCCCCCTCGTTAAAACCTTGTCATAAATCCAGTGGTCTATTTCACTTGGATTATAGTCAAGAAAAATAGTCCCGGTGGTTCTAAGGGCCAACTGTAAGAAATCCTCATAAGCTAACTCATTGGCCTCGTTTAACCACAGATACTTCCTCTTTCTACCTCTGACTTTCTGACTCTCATCAACCCCGAAGAACTCGACCTCGGACCGCCCTATTTTGTATATGCTGTTCGTCCTGTCATGTAATTCGGGGTTGTAGAGATCATACTGCTCCAACAACGCCTGAAAGTCCCTCATGGCACTACCCCTTAACGGAGGCATGGAAGCCCTTACTACTGAAAAAATAGCCTTCTCCTGTAAAGCCCTGATAATAAACAACTGGCATAAACTGAATGTCTTCGAGCTTCTCGTCCCACCCTGATTGACTATCACCCTCTTCCCGGATTCTACATGAGCCAACGTCTCAGCCAATACCCTCGACATCTTCATCTCAAGGACTCTGCCCTCATTCACCGACTGAAGCTCCCTCAGCCTCTCCTTGGCCTTCTCTACCCTCGGTACTTTACTCTTCGGACTCTTATTCAAAGTGTTTTCTCGTAATAATCGCTATTCACGCCCCAAATTCGCCAGTTTAACCACCATTAAAAACGCCAACATACCAAACCCACTCACCAGATCGCTGATTCTGAACCAATTTCAACAACTCACCAAGGGTTTTGACGCTTTTCTGTGTCATTTTCGTCAATTCACAAATACTATCACCCACCCGCATAACTCGGTCTTATACACCTCAGCTACCGGGAAATCCCCCAATGCCCTCCGCAACTTTAATGTGCTCAATATGTTGCGCCATCGCTTTGTCACGCTAAACCCTTATCAATCCCACCGTTACAGACTGGGAACATGGTTTGTGAAAATTGGCGGGAAGGGCTACCCTCCGCTCGGTCAATCTGACCGCAAGGTTCCCAAATAGGGGGTATCTTATGACATAATGCGCTTGACATAATACCCATTATGTAAACTTATGCCTTTTCGTCTGTCTTAGCCATTTCAAGCCTGCCTTCAGGATTAACTAGGGTGAGGGTGACCTCCCGGACCTGCTGCCTTTGGTCCGTGATTTCCTGCTTGTCACGCCAGCCAGATACGTTCTTGAGTGCAAACATGGCCATTCCTGCGCTGGCTGAGTACTTTGCACTAAGGCCTAATCGCACTAACTTGCTTGTTTGCATTTGTTTACATGTCTGCAATGCCTTTGCGAATGGAATAGATCTCGACGCATAGACATGTAGCTCAGTATCTACAATGCCTCTATCTATGCACCAATCAACTAACCATATTCTTGAAGGGTCATCGCTGCTAAACCATTCTAACATGTCGTTAGCTAATTGCTCTAAGGCATCATCATTATATTTGCGTGGCCTGCCTATCTTAACCGGTGGTAGTTCACTGGCTATGGCATCATAGGCTGACTTACGTTTAGGCTTGCCATTGCCTTTGTGTAGTCGCTTGGCTGGCGGAATAGCTCGGCCTGTCTTTGGATCAGTCTTGAATGGCACGGCGGGATCATATCCATCAGGGTAATTCGGATCAATATCAGAATTGATAATATCTTTCTCAGTTTTGACTTTGGGTTTCTCACCTTTGAGAAAGGGTGAGATGTACTCCCCGTTGTCTTTGATTTTCTTGTAGTTACTGAATTTTCCCATTGCCCTGGATTTACTCTTGCAACAAAAAGCCCGCTGCGGTCTCGATGACTTAGCGGGCCTATCCTGGATCATTGAATGTTTGAATCATGTATCCTCCCATTCGGACATAATGTAGTACTTTACATAATCAATGTCAAGTGAAATTTTCGGTAATCTTTTCCTGGATTATTAACGCCAAAAGCATTGAAAACATTGGAGAAAATGAGAAAAGGTAAGTTTTTCCGTTTGATTTGGGCACATTGAATTTTGTACCTTTATACAGTAATTCGCTGCAGCACACTAAACAAAAGGAGTAAACACCATGAAAGCTCTCAATAGATACGATAAGTGCATTTCGGTTAACCGAACAATCTACTCTTACGAACAAACAGGGAAGCATGGAAAACTCTTCGACGTGGTTGTGTTCTTCGACTCAACGGTCCCGGCTCAATTCAAGATTAACTCAAGGCTATCAGAAAAGACAGCGGACCACGAGGACATCATACGGCATTTCATTCTTGAGAAACTTGTATAGTTTTCACCCTCCCGGCCTTGCCCTAAAAGTGAGACCGGGAACTAAGCGGCGCTAAATCACATATTTCACATAAGAAAGGGCGAAGTAATGAACACTATCCCATCTCAAACCAAATGGCAGTATAGCCACAAGCTATTGAAGGCCTGCGAAGTCCTAACACCGGACACAGTAGCCCGCGACGAACAGGCCCGCGGCATGATGAAGGCAGAACCTTTGATCGTGGCCTTTGACGCGCTTGCAAAGTACGCCGAAAACTACAAGGCTGAATTTGACTCAGACCTTGCCACGGACGGATACCTTGCAGACTATTGGCTCGATTCAATCAAGGCAATCAGAAAGCTATTGAGCGGGCCAGGACTGAAAGACAACGGCGTACTTGAGGAGCTGTATTGGCAATCGCTCAAGTACGCCGGATTCACGGATGAACAGGGAGAGTAACACCCAGCCCTGCCCAGTCCTAAAGACTTAGCAGGGCACAAGCTACACCTAAGCCAAAAAACAGTCACCCAAAAAACAGGAGGGGAACACCAATGAACCTGCCAACATTCCACAACAGCCAACAGGCCATCAACTTTGGCCTACTTGCCACGGAGGAGGAGCGCGAAGCACTTAGAGAACGGCGGGAACTTACCATCGCTGAGGGGCACGTCTTCGGCCTCAAAGGACAGACTCAGGAAGCAATTAACAGGTTTACAGCGGCTCAGTTTGACCGTGAAGCCCTGGAAGCACAACCGCTTGCCTGACGAGTCCCAAAGGACGAAACGGCTCAACTCGGAGCCGTAGCAAGCTAACCAAAAAAGGAGGCTACACAATGAAAGCACTACACGAAGCAAAAACAGGGAACCACCAGGGGCTTATCATGGATTCTAATGGCCGCAACGTGGCAGTAGTCTATGAGAAGGAAGATACCCCTGCAATCGTAACCGCCTGCAACTGCCACGAGGAATTGCTGGAAGCACTCAAGGGGCTACTCTATACCTTGGATGAGCAACTTACAGAGGACGCACAGGAAAACGAGGACATTATTGAAGCACAAAACAACGCCCGTGCCGCAATCCAAAAAGCAGAGGCCTTGTGATCATCGGAGTTGCAATATACCTAACCGCCAATGCCTTGATTGTCTTCGTGACGGTCAAGGCTTTGGACTACCTACAGAAAAAACAGGATCGAAATGCCGGACAACTCTAAGCCCGTGCAGAAAAAAGGAACCCACTCTTAGCCCGGCGCGTACACTATCCCCTGGATGGAGGCGTACACCCTGAATCGTAGGCTAAAAGCCGAGCGCACACCCACACCCAAACCAAATCGGTAAAATTTACCGCATAGGGGAGGGAGGGCGTACCCAAAAAACAGGGGCATACCCAAAAAACAGGTGTACCCAAAAAGCGCACCCCAAAAACCCCGAACGCCTACCCAAAAAACTTCACTCCATCCCTGAATGAAACCGCTTGCCAGCCTTCATCTCAGCCTCACGGTCTTTGTCTCGATCCTCTAACCATCTTGAGTAGAAAAGAAGATAAAAACAGCCAACGGCAATCAAAAAACAGAGGGCTATAAAAAGTAGTCGGAAATCATCCCCAAAAAATCCAGACTTCCCGTAAACCGGATCGCCCTGCAGGAAGTCAAGATTGAACGTGACACCTACCAGCATGGCCAAGACTATCGCTATTGAAAACCAGAACCAGAAGTTCATACGGGATGCCTGCTTGGATAGGTTGGATTGACTCTAACGTCTAATTGAGCGAGGGCGAACTCCTCTGGGGCCATCTCATGCCTCTCTTCAACGAGGTCGTGGTACAGTTCGTCCATTTTCCAAAATCTACTCTTGGGAACGGTTAGCGGGTCTTTCTTCCGGTGATCCATCCCACCCCACTTCTTCGACCCACACTGAGGACACCGCTTGAATCTGACTCTTGGATACTGATAACCGCAATCAGCACAGCCTCTTTTGAATACAACCAATTCCACCCCACAGATAGGGCAGGAATCACCCCTCATCCCTCCCGAAATAGTGTTGTTGCATTTCGGACAAATCATTACGCTGGTACTCACCGAGTGTCCCATATCGTCCTCCGTATTTGATTGCCATTTCACAGCTTAAACAACAATCGTATCTGTTTCTACGATGATAAACGAAACCCGAAACCCTCTTAGTGCAAACGCCTGATTTGATCTGGCACTCATTACGCAAGGCTTGGCACTCCCTTCTGGTTAGTGGAAATATACTCACTCATATATACAAAGTCAAGGGGTATCTAAAATAATTTACTTTTCTCTTGACTTTCTATATACGACTTTGTATATTGAGGCAAGCAATTTAGGAGACGCTATGACGAAGCACCGCAAGAAGAACCGCCGCACCGCAGTAGTAATCCAGAACACCTACCCAGAGCGAAAGAGGCAATTCCAGAAGTTCGCCAAAGAGAATGGGTACGACTCGCTCACTCATTTATACGAGGAGGCTGTGCTGGCGTTGATGCTCAGAAAATCAGTACAAACCGGAGTATCCTATCCAATAATGGGAGAGGTCAAAGCATGACAACCTTCAGCCATTACGTGTACTCAAAAAACGGAAGAGGCGTGGAATTGTGGATGCCAGTATTTTCGTGCTACATCCCGACAGCTTTTGAGGTCTTGGACTGCACCGAAATCATTACCCGTGAGTCCGAGCTTGTGTATCTTTCAATGAATTGAGGGTGATATGAGAGAGATTAAGTTCCGAGCGTGGAATGCCACAAACGAGACGATGTGTTATCTTGACCCGCTCTATTGGCCCCTTATAGCAATAAACAGTAGTGAGAATTGGTTTGTCATGCAATACACCGGCTTGAAAGACAAGAACGGGAAGGAGATTTTCGAAGGGGATGTGGTGGAGGGGTTTGGCGGAGATCGGTGGATGGTAAAATGGGGAACGGGTGCGTGGGAACCCTTTGACGGAAACATGAATGCAGACAAATCATATCGCTATGAAGTCATCGGCAACATACATGAACATCCTGAGCTGAGGACGACATGAGCAACTACCTACGGAAAAACCAACGGGCATGGGACATCGAACACCTGAGCGATGACGACTACGCCAGCAAGTATTCACCCAACGGGGCGGGCATAGCGTGGCCTATCTTCATCATCGGCGTAGTCTTTGCCGCTGTCACTGTTGTTGCTATTCTACAAGCATCGGGGGTGCTATGAAAACATCACTGTTTGTTCTATTGCTTCTTGCCACACAAGCCATCTCGGACGGTAAGAAGTTTGAGGTTACATTCACCGTGACCTACAACGCCATCAGCTTGGAGGACGCAGCCAAAAAAGAGGCTGTGTTTAGGGAACTCTACAAGGATGCCTGCAAAGTGGATGTGACAGTGAAAGAAGGCATGACCGAGGGAAATATCTGGCAGGGAACAATCTTCGATTCGATTGGAGGAAGTCCGTTGATATTCGGTAGGTACAACACGTTTGAGATAGGCAGCGATACGGTGGTGACGAAATGAGCTACTACA